TCATAGGCTTTGCTCCTTTTGTTTATTTTTGATTTTATTTTTGGAAACAGTGTTTTGAGCCATCTCCTTGAACTTCTCAATATTCTTATGGATAGATTCTTTCTTTTCCGATTCTGAAAGAGCGTGCTTAAAAGCTTTATCCATCACTTTCATATCTTTGGCTTGAAAGAATACAGAGTATTTACCTGTTTCCTTATCTTTCATCACTGAGAACTTAACACCGTACCGATTAAGTTCCTTTTTGAGTTCCTTAAGTTCTGCTTCTTTAACCGGAATTTCTTCAAGCTGTCCTTTTTTTACCATATCCTTTAGCTTTACTTCATTGCCTTTGCTATTAACCAGCTTTTCAAGTCCGCCGAGTTTCTCCGCCTCTTTCATCAATTTCTTTAACAAGTTCAGAATTAGCATTCCTGTTACTTTAGCAGCTCTAACTTCCATATTCAGTGTTTTTCTTGCTATTTCTTCATTGATCAACTTCTCTCACCTCCAATCAGCAGTCTGTCCTTATTCCGATTCAGTTTGTCCTTTTGAATAACCTTTCTAAAATCCTCACCGACAACCATCACAGGAATACACATCTCGATAATTCTTGAGTAAATTCTTTAGTATTCCACGCTCTCCGTACAGTTTTCAATTTGGCTGTAAGAAAGATTTGTAGTAAAGATTGTCGGCTTATGCTTTAAGTACCTGTTATTGACAATGTTATATACCTGCTCTTTTGCATAGCTTGTATCTCTTTCAATTCCTAATCATCTAAGATGAGAACGGAAGTATTTACAAGGGATTCAATATATGCGTTCTTATCAAAATCAAAACCTCCCTTTTGCAGTTCGTTGATAATCTGTGCAAAATTTCTTATCTTAACACCTATTTGATAATCCTCTATCAAAGCATTTGCAATACAGCAGGCAAGATAGGTTTTTCCACTTCCTACTGAGCCGTAAAATAGCAGTCCGATATTTTCTTTTTTCATCTTTTTACATCAAGCTCATCTAATGTTTTTATGGCAGTTGGCTTTGAGATATTTCTTCTTTTCATAATTTCTTCGACTGTGAAATAGATAAATACCCTGCCTTCCTTGTCTATCCAATTATTCTTAAAAGACATTCCTGTCCGTTTAAGAAGCATTGAATAGAGACTAATTGCTTCTGCTGATAAGCCTCGAAATTCTTCTCCATCGACTAATATCTCCGGTACTTTTAGAAAGTTAAATCTTTCCGCATCTCTGTTATAGAAATAGTCAAAGTCCATCGCTTCACCTCCCTCCTTAAAAATTGGCAAAGAAAAAGACGATAGTTTTTTCTCTATCGCCTTTGGTAACCATTTTTATGAAATTTTTTAGATTGATTTTATTGCTTCATTGATTCCCTGAAGGAACGCTATAACAGTTGCTCCGACCATCGGTATTCCATAAGGACTTAACAAAAATCCAATAATCAATGCTTCTATGCCGATGGTAACTTCTTTTTGCAAAAAAGATGCTATTGCTCCGAATATACAAAACATCATCAGCAAGTAAAGTATTGCTGTTCCTATTCCAAGTAAAAATGAAAGAAATGCAGTGAGAATACTAAGCAGCAAGCTGATTGGAAACAAGATTATTTTTATTACCCATCTCATCATTTCTTATTCCTCACTTCCCAATTCATACTTTGTATCTCCACACACCATATCAATGCAAACATAAACATCAATGTAATTTTTTAGGACTTTTTTTCTTCCTCCATCACCATCTTCATTAAAGACAAAATGCTTGAAAAAGTGCTTAAAATAAAGGATTTTTACCCTTTGCTTCGTTGTAGCAACACTACGCACTCCACGTGTGCTGAGAGCTTTCTTACATACTAATAGACGAAAGGGAGTGAAAATGATTTTAGAATGATACTGTTAAACGGAATTAACTAATATTTAATAATCAAACTGAATCAAGTAGACTACATATTTGTATAAATAGCGGATAGTTTTCAATAATAACAATCTCTAGTTTCTCTCTTGTTCTAGTGAGATTCTGATATAGCATATTTCCAATTGGATAATATGAGTTTGATGTATTGAGAACTTGATACGTTTTAGGGTTACCATATTTATCAGTGAAAATTTCATTCTGGTATTCAAAATTAGTATCCATTGGTATGATTACGTTGTTAAATTCTTGCCCAATAACCTCATGAGAATTCAACCCATAGTTACCAAGCTTATCTAATTCTTGATCAGCTCTCGGGAATCTTCTGGCTGACTTGGTATAATTTAATACCTCCCAATTTTTATCTTGATCCATTAAATCAAGATAGGTATCAGCATCATCTCGTTTATGGAAAAATTTTATAGAAATGTTCTTTTTGGTGTTAATAACCTTTTGGAATTGCTCAGGTGTCTTAAATAATAATTTTATAAATTCACTCATACTAGGATTAGTTCTAAATTTATCTTTCAAACTAAATACCTGACCTATTTTACCAATATAGTTGTATAATAGTGTTGCATTGCTAGGTTTTTCATCTGGACTAAGAGTCTGCCGACCATCTAGTGAAATAATAAAAAGTGCATTTGAACTGTTCATAGTCTGAGTTAGTTTAGTCAATTGTTTAGTACTATCATTTTCCCTTAACCTCTGAGACTCATCAATAATGATATAATCATAATTTCCAGTATTCTGCATAATAGTGTCAAAACGTTTTATTGGTACTATGTTAAAATTATTATTATTTAAAATTCTCTGTCCATCATTCAGTTTCGCTCCATGTACTATAACTACTCGTTTACCAATCTGAGTCAGTTTTTTTGCTATATGATATACCAGCAATGACTTACCAGTACCCGGATTACCTTTTATTCCAAAAACACTTTTATTTTGAGGATTTTCAACAATTTCTTTGACAATTTCTTGTTGATGGTTAGTTAAAAAATATTTGTCTTCTAAGAATTTTTCCACATCGTTAAACGGAGAAACTAGGTAATTTTTAATATCAAAAAATGAATTCACTTCGTCACTTGTAAATTGTTGAACCTCTTGTTGACTGAATAAGACCAAAAATTCCTCTGGTGCTATATTAATAAATTCATTGTTTTCAGGAATATATTCTATGTAGCTAGACAAATCAGGTGAAATGCTAAAATACCTTGTTGGTTTAGATAAGAAGTTTAGATAGAAATGATTTTTCCTAAGCTGATTCTGCTGTTCTTCAATTGTCGTTTCACTCTTAAGTTCAATATTAATATTGTAGTTATTTCCAAATCTTAACAAATCAAACTCTTTATTGATTTGAGGTATAACATAACCAAATAGAAAATTATCTGTGTATATTACTCTATCATTCGTGGAAAACTTACAAGTTTCTATTAGGTATTTTAAAAACTTTATAAAAGTAATTAGTTCTCTACAATTTTTAAATTCATAGCCAATTTTTTTTAATTCTAAATCTACAGGTATATAATTTTCTTCAATTGCTAAAATCAACTCATCTATAGATGTTACTGCTTGATCAGTATTATTTCGTGCAGTATGTAAAATGAATCTTGCTAAGCTTTCAAAATCCATATCAAACCTCCTCAATTTATAACTAGCTTTATTTTACCAAAAAAACGCAAAAAAGGCTGTAACCACAATGGTTTCCCATTGTCGTTACAGCCCTTATTTTTCTCTATAAGTCTATCTCAGTTCCTTCCAGGAAGCGAACGGTTATCTCTCCTTCAAGCCCTATCCTGATATGGTCTAGCACTCGGCACATGTCAGAGGGGTTGAAAGCTATCTGCTCCTTCCTAAGCAGGTCACTCAATGCCATGCTGTAGTGCTTATCAAGCAGACGATTCTCTGCTACGATTTTCTCCCACTTGCCATCAAGCAAATCAATGTTCTCGCTTAATAGCTCTAATGCCTTTATGAAAATCTGCTCAAGTGTCGCCTCATCTAAATGTCTACTGTTACACCCTTCCACTCCCTTAATGCGATAGCGGTTGTTACATTGCCAGACCTTACGTTTACCTCGACTGGTTGTCCAATTCTTTCTACCAAAGGCAGAACCACAGGCTTTACAGTACACCTTGGTAGTAAAAGGGTTGTCCTCACTCTGCATGATATAGGACTTGAGCTGATGCTCTTCTCGGTAGATTTTACGCCTGGCGATTTCTAATTGAATAGTCTCCCAGGTTTCCTCATCAATGATGCCCTCATGGCTATCTTCCACATAGTATTGGTTAACCTGTCCATCATTTTGAATGCGTTTTTTGGTCAAAAAATCAACGGTATAAGTTTTCTGGAGTAAAGCATCCCCTTTGTATTTCTCGTTCTGAAGCATTTTGAGAATGCTACTTGGATACCAGTTGGCTTTACCTGACCAACCCTTGATATCTTTGGCATTAAGTTCCTTGGCAATGCTTTCTGGACTGTAACCTTTTAAGAATTGGCTATAGATGTATTTAACAACCTCAGCTTGCTCTGGATTAATGACTAACCTACCATTCTCATCCTTGTCGTAGCCCATGAACTTGGTCGTATTGACTTGAACAATGCCACGTTCAAATTTCTTTCGAATTCCCCATGTAGAGTTCTCTGAAATGGAGCGTGATTCGTCTTGGGCAAGTGAAGATAAAATAGTTAAAAGTACTTCTCCTTTGGAATCTAGACTATCGATATTCTCTTTTTCAAAGGTAACACCAATCCCAAGCTCCTTTAGCTCTCGGACATACTTGATACAATCCAAGGTGTTTCTAGCAAATCGACTAATTGACTTGACCAAAATTCTATCCACCTTACCTGCCCTACAATCTTGTATCAAGCGGTTAAAAGCATCACGTTTTTTTGTATTGGTTGCTGAAATGCCTTCATCCGCATAGATATCTACAAGCTCATAATCCTCATGCTTTAAGATGTAATCTCGATAATACCTGACTTGGTTCTCATAGCTTGATAGCTGTTCGTCTTGGTCGGTGGACACCCGACAATAGGCGGCTACTCTGATTTTCTCTTTGATATGGTGTAGCGTTGTTACCTGTACCTTCTTTGCTGGAATAACTGTAATGTTTTTGCCCATCTTCAATCCTTTCTATTACGGTTACTGCTGTCTGTATTTGCCAATCATTTATATCGTTTTCAGGTACTCTCATCCCTTGACAGGAAACTTTACCCTCTTTAATATACTTAGAACAACACCAGACAATCTTTCCCTTGTAGGAAACCTGTCGCTTGAGAGTTGAGCTACAATATTGACATTTGAGGAGACCTGTAAAACGATAAATTTTATTTGGTCCTTGATTCCGACTGTTTTGGTTTAATTTCTCCTGAACCACTTGCCAGTCGTCCTTTGAAATAATAGCCTCATGGTTATCTTCAATAAAATATTGTTCCACCTCTCCTACGTTCAAGCGTTTCTTGCCGTTCACACCATCTTGAAAATATTTTTGAAGAAGAGCAGAGCCCTTATACTTTTCATTTCTTAGAATATTTCGGATAGTGGTGTCATACCACTTTGCTCCTGTAACGGTAGGAACTTTCTCGTGATTGAGTTGCTTAGCGATGCGATGAAGACCCATACCATCCAAATAGAGATGAAAAATCCGTCTCACAACCAAAGCTTCTTCCTCATTAATAACCAACTCTCCCTTATCATCCACATCGTAACCCATAAAACGCTTGGTATTGATAACCATTTCTCCTCGTTGAAACTTTTTTTGAAAAGCCCAACGCTGATTAGAGCTCATACTTTCTAATTCTTCTTCAGCTAGACTAGCCAAAACTGAAAGCATGACCTCTCCTTCACTCGAAAGTGTATTGATGTTCTGTTCTTCAAAATAGATTCCAACACCAAATACTTTCAACTCACGACTAACTTCAAGTATTGTCATGGTGCTCCTCGCAAAGCGTGAGATAGACTTGGTATGTATCAAATCTATTTGCCCCTTCCGACAATCCTCAATCATAGCTTGAAAGCTAGGGCGATAATCAGTTGAACCTGAAATCCCCTTGTCGTGATAGACACCCACAAAGGTAACATCATCTCGATTGCCATATAGATTTGTAAAATAAGCTATCTGATTCTCAAGGGAATCCAACTGACTACTGTTAGTGGTCGATACCCTAACATAGGCACAGACTCGTTGTTTTTTAGTGGTGTGTTTTGCCTTAATTAACTTTACCGTCATTTAATATCCTCCCTATGTACAGCACACTATATATCACTCTAAAGCCTCAATAAGTCAAGTTATCAGCTAACTATATCCCTCTACCTATTAGGGGAACAAAAATGCGATTTAGTCTAAACTATGAAAAAAATTTTCCGTTGCTTTAACTCTTATTACTTTACTAAGTAGGTTTGAGTCAGAAATTTCCTTAGGAAATAAAAAAAGCGTAGCCCTTTGACTACGCTTTGCATTTTGACTTGAAAATTTCTACCTGTATGATATAATGGATATGGAAAAAGGAGCTGGTCTGCAAACCAACTCCAATGTAGAACCGTTTAAGACGGTGACTCGTTTATAAGCTAATAGAAATAGCCGTTACTCGCCAAAGTATTGACGGCTATTTCTTTTTATCATCGTCTTTGAAGATTTTATAGCACAAGCCAATCAAAGCAATGGTAAAGCTACCAAAACCTAAGATAGTCTGCACAACTTCAAAAGCGGTCAAAAAGTACTCCGTCCTCTCCGTCAGATTTTGATGGATTGCCCATAGGCATCACCTCTCTTTAGGTTTCAGGAGCCACCGTCTTCACTTTTCTACACTATTTATTATACCAGGAAAGCTACCCATTCGGTAGCTTATTTTTTGTAAATACTGACTGTTATACTCTAAACCAACCGATAACTTTACCAAGTTTGACGGTGCCAGATGCATCATAAATCGAGCCATCTGCCATCCAAACACGCTTCACTCGTCGTGTGATACCGCCACCCCCAATTTCCAATTGATCATTGATGCCGTTCTTATTGTTGTCAGAATAGCCATCCACATTCTGCTCCACACCATCAATGCTTGTACCATCGGAATCAGAGATACAAATACCGATGTGACCATAAGGCATACCAAACGTATCAATCACATAGAAGTCTCCAGCTTTTGGGTTTACTCCCCACTCATCTTGAATAACTGTAAAACCATTGTCCTTTGCCTTAGTCAAACAATCAATGGCATTCGTATAAGCCATGTTCTTATCAGTCACTTCCTGCACAATTTTATCCACTAGACTGACACATTGCCCACCATAAGGGTTGGTTGGCACAGTCACTTTCTGACCGACTTTAGATAAGGCTGAAGCAACCACACGTTGTGCCACACTGGTTGGGATACTAGTGATTGTTTTGCTAGAAGGATGCACTTTTAAGGTTTGACCAATCTTGAGGACATCAGTCTTCTTCAAACCATTGACTAAAAGTAATTGATCTAATGACAAGCCAAAGCGCTTCGCTACCCCATAGTAAGTATCCCCTTTTTGAACCCTATAGGTTTGTTCACTATGTACTGTTTGAATCACCTCAAGGTCTTGTTCCAAGACCCAAGAATTGATACCTGACAAGAGATAAGCTTTCGTACTCCTTGACTGCTTTACCGTCTTTTTCTGTAAAATCGTATAAGTCTTTCCCTTAACCCAAGTGGCAATCGCCTGCCCTGTTTGGTAATGTGTCGCATGAGGAAGAACCCGCACATGACCACCAATAGGATAGTCAACAGAGGTAGAATCACTGGTACTAGGATTGGGTTGTTGGGAGGTGGGCTGAAGAGTGCTTGTTGTCACCTCCTGTTTCGTAATCGCAGACACCAAGCCTTTGGCTATCTCCTCCTTCTTAGTTTCAAAGATAGTCATGTCCGCTTCGTTATCGATAAAAGCAATCTCCACTAAGCGATAAGTGTAGCCTCTTTCTTTGGCCACGTTGGCATTATAGAGCCAGTCCACCTTCTTAATTCCACGATTCGGGAAATACTTGGCAAGCACAGTTAAAATAGCTTCATCTTCTTGGTCTGCTGTCAAAGAGGATTGAATAAGAACTTCCGTCCCTCGTGCCGTGACATTAAAGGCATTAAAGTGAAGTTCGGTAATAGAGTCATAGCCCTTACCAAGGCTTGCCAGTGACTGATAATCATAGACGTTTTGATCTGTGATATAGTCGATCGATTTTCCACTGTACTTGGACATGAGTTTAGCTAACTCACGTACCTTGCCAGCTTCCGTTATCCCACGTTTGCTGTTAATTGCTCCTGGATCATAAGCTGTTCGCCCTTGGCCATGACCACAAATGACTAGATGTTTACTCATATTAATTTCCTTCTTTCTCGTTAAATTGTTTTAAGAGAGCTCGCAGTTTCTCAGGAATAGGTAGCCCAATCCTCACCGTATTTTCTAAAATACTTAACCCTTCATTGCTTAAGTAAAAGAAAATAACCATGGTACGAATCGCCCCACCCTGCTTGATGATTTCGGTATCAATGAGGTGTCCCACGGATACCAAAAATAGAATAGCTATCTTTTTGAAGATACCCTTGAAACCGATGCTGCTGGAGAGTTTCTTTTCGACAATGGCCGCAAAAACTCCTGTCACATAATCAATAATGAGAAAAATAAAAAGGGCGTATAAAACCCCATCCACTTCTCCAAAAATAGAACCGATAAGCCCTCCAATCGCTGAGAAGAGAACTTTGTTTGTTGCCAGTAATTCTTTCATAATGATACTTTCCTTTCTTATGCTGTCCTACGCCAACGGTAAACCGTAACGTAAGGTTGTAAGTTGTTGTGTGGCTTGTTGCCACCAGTATTTCCTGTGTTATTCCCTTGAGGATAAAGACTAGAGTTCCCATCTGAAGAGTAATCTCGTCGAATAGCCTGATTGCCATTATTGGCAGATACATACTGGGCATGAGAGTGAGACGGCATTTCATCAATGGTCAAGGTATGTGTTTTACTACCGCCTGACTTATTAACACTATTAAACTCACTTTCATTCTCAGATACGCCAATTAAGACCCTGCCATTGCCAAACCTCTCCCAAGTCCCACCCATAATGGTAGCTGGACTGGTACTTGACGTCGACTCGTAAATCACACCGACTGGGTAAAAGATATCAAGAAGTTTCTTATTCTTCATATAAATCTCACCGTCAAAATAAGCAGGCAAACTCCCATCCACATCAAGTACCCCTCTTGTCCACGCTTTGCCTATCCCCATACCAGATGGACTTAAGCCGTAGACGACCTTCTCTGGACCAACGGTAAATTCAAAGGTCGTGGCATAAAAGAGGTCTGCGAGCTTTCCAATAATGTTGTAGGATTTTGTCGTATCGTAGGTGCCACCTAAAATAGCTTGGAAATCCGTCTTTGTGTGTTCCGTGGTTGACGCCCAGTTGGCAGCACCACCAGCGTTTGTGACCTTCTGGCCACTTGCCAAATCAACCACTTCCCATGTCAAGGTTGCCTTATTCTTTTGAACACTATTGATGGTTAGAGGGGCAATCTTAAGCTTTCGTGTGACCGTCACCTGATTCATACTAGAACCGGCACGAACCGCTGAGAATGAAAAGATAGGTTTGAAATACTCTAATAGGGTTATCTCCACTTCTTTTCGAGCACTTTGTCGCCCTCTCGAATCAGTCACATAGGCAGAGACCTTAGCACGACCAATCCAATTGATACCACCCAAAAGACCATTATTACTTGTTACCACATTTGGAAGTTGAACCCACTGATTATTCTCAAACTTAAAGACCTCTGCGCGATAACCCGTTGAAGGAATGATCGATCCGTAAACACCCACTCCTTGATTAAAAGTCACTTTAGGGTTAGACACCAACTGGGCAAAACTCGTACCAGTTAAAATCGTTTTTGCAGTGGCATGGGATTCTGAAACAGAAATACTGCCCAAGGTTGGAACAACTGACGTCGGTAGGTTGAGGGTAATGGGAATTGTCATAGAACCTATTGTCTTACCACCATAGATAGTAGCTAGCGTTAAATGACCGTTACCTGAGGTGCTATTTGGAATTTGAGTTGCTAATTGCGATATTGATGGCGTCCAAGTTACAGAGGTCGCAATGCCTGTTCCAATGGTGCCACTTAGAGATCCAAAATGCCATGTGATATTATGGGTAAAATCACTACTAGCGCGCTTAATCGTAATGGTTACGACTTGCCCCATCATATTCCCAGAAACTGTAGCACTCGATGACCGTGGAATATCACTTAAACGTAGCGTTTGTGAACCTGTATTCAAGGTGCCAGGCGACCAGCCACCAGACCCAGAGAAGGTCGCTGAAAAACTGATGGTTTTTGACCCATTCGAATCATGTGACACAGCGATGGTCTTATCAATCAAGTGAAGAGAACTATGAGCAGTATACATATCTGGTCGCCCTGACCAAGAAAGCGTCTGGCCATTGATAGACACACTTGCCCTACAGTCATACATCCCAAAGGTCGTATAACCATTCTTTAGCCAAAGTTGGACTCGGACAGTAGATGTATTATTAGCCGTTGAAGTTCCTGTTTCTTCCACTCGTAAAAGTAGGGTATAGCCCCTATCATTATTTGAACCATAATCTGCCATAGGATCTCCTTTCTACTTGGCATCAATAAAACGACAAACTAGATGCTTGGCATTATGCCTTGCGGCTTCTAGTCGGTAATAACCAACCTGTAAGGTCTCCACAAAAACCCCATGATGAATTTTAATGACACCAGCTGTAACCGTCATGACGGCATTACCAGCTGACTTAATCATCATCCCTTGTGGGGTTAATTCGATATATTCAGAGTTATCCTTCTTACCAATAATCACCCCATTATCACCAGCTCTCAGATAAGTATTGACAAAGTTAAGCAAGAGACTGTTGGCTTTAAGATCGGCTTCAATCGCTGCGATACGAGCTGTATTATCAATAAAGTCTTGATTAAATTGCGCAAGGACAGCTTCATTATTCTTCTCAAACTCTTTATAAGACTTGAGCCAATCAGCTACTTCTTTTGCCAAAGCTCTCGCTTCAAGGTCCACTCGGAGAGATTCTGTCTTTTCAGTTAGAAGGTCTAATTGCTGCTTCATAAACCCGTTGTCAGCTTTGGTATCAATCTGAGCGATAAGATCATTCAAAGAAGGCCCAGGCGCTGAAGCAACGTTGCCATCTTCCAATTGAACATTTCTAAGATAAACCACATCTCCTACTGACCACGAACCTGACTTTAAGTAAAAGATATAAGAATAGTACTGATAACTACTTACTTTCCATGAAGAAACAAATCTTTGCCAATCTGTTGTTACTTCGTAAGCTTTCGTTCCACCGAGTTCACAACCCATATTGAGTGTGACAGATTTTGAACACTTAATATCAATTGAAAAAGTCATAGTCGCACCAATTCGACTCCTTAAATCATAGAAGTTCCGATGAAATCCAGCTGTACCTGCTTTGGTACAGGTCATCTTTACAGTCACGCCACTAACAGAACTCGTATCCTCAACCACCTCCTTCTTCCACTCAGAGGTTACTGATGAAAAGGTCACAGCCTTCATGGCGTAATCGTCAATGTAATTACGACCTCCCAGTTCCGTTCCCTCAAAAAAGGAAGACCAGGTATAGTCACTAGGATTGGTTGAAGGCGTAGCACTCTCCCTATTGACAGCTAGTCCGAGGTAGCGTTTGCCAGTTGAGACGGCAGAAATCCCATCTCCCTTGTCACTATCTGCGTACATGCGCCAAGTGTATAGGGTCTTTCCATCCTTACCAGCCTTTCCATCCACACCCTTATCCCCATAAACTCCGATGACAATTGGCGTTGTTACCGTTGTTGAGCCATTAGTAAACGTGGTTTTTTCATAGTTCCACAGATACTTAAGCGTTGAGGTGAGTGAGGGAATAGTTTTGCTCCAACCAGAGCTTGTTGTGGTAATACCAGTCTTTTGTGCAGAGACTAAGTAGTACTGCTCCCTTAATTGAATGCCCACCCCATCTGCTCCGGCGTCCCCCTTTGGTCCAGGGGTTAAAGAGATAGTTTTAAGATCAACTTTTGTCGCTAGGCTTTCCCCTCTCACCTTTAGGAGTGGCGTATCAATTGAAAGACTCCCATCCCTATCCAAACTAAAGACTGGGCTGTGCTGGCCAGGAATAACGACCTTGTCTGCTTCAATTTCTAGGCTCTTCACATACTCTGATAGAATCTGTTGAGAGACAAGCCTTGTCATCCATGCTGAACTAGAGACGGTCAACTCATCAATCGTAGCTTTTTGAAGTGCTGCGACTCGTGCTTCAAGGGCATCCGTTGCCAGATAATCAAGGGCAGCTTTCTTCCCAGAACGCTCACCTTCTGCTTTGGCCTTAGCGATACCATCTTCAACTTCTGTTTGAAGACGCTCAAAGTGCCTATCAAAGACCTTGTTAAAATTAGCTCGCTCCTTAGACGCACGGTGTTCTGTAGCCGACTGATTGACATCAAGAATGGTCTTAGCCGCACTGGTTAGCGAATTGTTTCCTGATGATCCAGAGGTTGTAAAGCTAACCTCATCATCAAAGGTCACCGAAAGATACACTTCTTCTAGAGCGTCAAAGGTATAACTAACTACCTTTTTCTTAACATCTACCTTGTGCTTTTGACTTTTAAGAGTGACTGTATCTCCCAGATGGACTTCTTGACCATCAAGCTGATAAGCTTCAACGGTTATCTGTCTAGAGATGCTATCGATGTGCTCATGCGTGAACTTAGCCATCGCCCATTGGCGCAATTCTTCCTCTGTCTGAAGCGTGTTATGCTCATACCGTGCTTCGTGGACATAAGGGTATTGGTTAATGAGGGGACTTTCCACAACGACAGAAAGAACGGTATCCTCATCACTACCTTCTGCCTGAAAGGTTGAGGTCGCATAGATGCGCGTAATGACCTTCTCAGAATCACCCTTATCCTCAAAAGCTTTCAGATTGTGATGGCTTGTGAGAATAACTCCCCTATCGTTGCCACGGTGCTGCTTAACTATCAGCTGAAAGTTATCACGAACGAGCTCACCTTCCCAGGTTCCAAGGATGGAATGTTTACCATCCATTAGAGCTTGATAAAGTGTCAAGTCTTCGTCAGACACATAGGTATGACGCTCCGTCACATCACTGTCAAAGCTAAAAAGTCCTAAATCAGATGGACAAGCCTCAACCAGCCTCATAAGAGCAGATTGGCAGGTAGTATTAGTCGCTGAAAAAGGCTTAATCTGACGCTTCATCATATCATCTGAAATGTGATAGCACTCAAGCTCTATCGTATCGTCTTGAATCTTTACCTGCTTAACACGAAAGAGCTGCTTTCCCAAATCAGGAGTTGGACACAAAATCAACTCATCTGCTCTAAGGGTTTCATGAATACCTGAATCCGTAATCGGATAAGTTAAATGGAGCTGAAAGGTGCTATTCAGCTCCTCTTCTACCGTTGCACTCACCGTTTCAAATAATGGCTGACCATTCCATTTCGGTGTCTTTGTTTGACCGCCAAGAAGGTAAAGCATCACACCCACCCCCAATTCGTTTCAAAAGTAAGCGATAAGATCCCACTTCCCAAAACAACTCCAACAGAATGAGTTGGATGACTGGCATCAATCGTGATAAAATCCCCAGACCACTTGACAGCTTTCCCTGATAGGGTCTTAAAACTAGGACGATCAGGCTGATTAACCATAACAAGAGGCTCTGTAAATTTCTCAATGCGGATCACCTGGTCACCTACCGTGAATGAGGTTTCTGACACCGATTGACCGGTGATGGTAATGGTAGGAAAGGCAAGGGCAGAGCCTTGTGTTTTTAACACACCATTGGCACTCAAAACTTGCCTATCCACACTATTAAAAAAGCGAGTGGGGTGACAGATAAAAGTCACGTCAATCACAAACACATCGTGCTCGTCCTGCTTGATGTCAAAGCTATCCGTTCGGTAACACCAGAGCCTGGTGAGTTTAAGGCGTTCACTTTCTAGCCAAAACCCTTCCTGCATCAGAAAAGCTGAAAACTCATTGACCTCTTTCTCACTCGCACCAATCAGGTACAAGCGGTAAGGCTTTTCAATCACATCACGGTGTTTATTGGTTTGAACAATCACCCCACTCAACCCACGATGGTCTAAGAGTTGCGTTTTAGACCGTGGCACTTGAATACTCGGTCTATCTTCCACAAGAACTTTAAATGGAAAAGACGAGGTGCCTTTTCCATTCAGTACCAATTCATTATGTTTAATCACACCGTTCCTCCTCTCAGTAAGGCTTGTCGAGTCATTTCATCAGCTAGTCGACCAGCCACATAATCGGCTAGTTTTTTCATATCCGCTTCTTCACGAATCACAACATCCGTGATATTGACTGTTATGCTTGTTCCCTTGTTAGGCATGGTGGCTGCGATGCTGCGACCGATACTGCCAAGAGTTTGGTTATTAAGAGGTAGAACTGCTTCACGTCCTGCTTCTCCTCCAACCATCAAGCTATTCCCTGTCATACCAAATGCCGTTGGCTTAGTCAGAATCCCACCCTTGGCGTACCACTGAATGGAAATCTTAGGTAAGCCACCTTTTAACCAATCAAGGGGATTCGCAGAACCTGACACACTAAAGTGCGGAAGAGGAATATGCGGCCACTTAATCTTGAAGTTAAAGAGATTCTTAATGGCATTGATGGCTGAAGAGACCGCATTTTTTGCCCCATTGATGGCATTTGTAATGGTCGATTTAACCCCATTCCAAACAGAGGACACTGTGTTTGAAATACCATTTAGGACACCTGAGATAGTAGTCTTCATTCCGTTCCAAACGGAAGATACCGTTGAGCCAATACTAGATAGAATCGAGCTAATCGTTGACTTGATGCCATTCCAGACATTACTAACGACAGATTTGATACTATTGAGTAAGTTTGTCATGCTGCCTTTAATCCCATTCCAGGAATTGGAAATGAACTGAGCAATGGCATTTAGAACAATCGAAATCAATGACTTGATGGCTTCCCAAACTGTAGAGACGACCTGCTTGATGGTTTCCCAGGCACCTGACCAATCACCCGTGATAATCTGCATAACTGCCTTTATAATAGCTAAGACAACATTGATGGCTGTTTCAACGACCACTTTGATGATATCCCAAGCTGTCGTGATAATCAGTTTGATATTCTCCCAACTGGCTTGAAGGTAAGGTCCAAGAATGGTCATGATGGTTTGAATGACTGTTGAAATAGCTGTCCACACAGTGTTTGCGGAATTAAGAATTAGCTGTTGGTTCTCTGTCCACCAAGTAGTCAAGGTTCCCCATATCGACATGACAAAGCTTGATATCTGTTGGATAATGACAGATAAAAAGGCATAGATGGCGTTCCAGATTTCTGTCACAGCTGTCCGAAACCCTTCGTGATGTTGCCAGAGTTGTTGAATCCCAACAACCAGTAAGGAAACAACGGCAATGACACCAAGAATAATCCCTACAATTGGAGCTGCTGCAGTTATCATCCCCATGATGGTTGTTCCCATAGCCATAGCAGCTGCTTGCAGGGCAATGAAAATCGGTAAGACTAAACCAAGGGCTGCGACCAAACTTCCGACAATGACAATAAACTGCTTCACAGGTTCTGAAAGACCAGAGAACCATGTGGCAACAGCTTGAAGTAAACTGGCGAGAACCTCTAAGATAGGTGCTAGGGTTGCTGCAATAGCATCTCCCATCTCCGCCATCGCTAACTTCGCCGTGTTTTGAGCGGTTGTAAACTTATCAATAGGATCAAGCGTCCCCTCATAAGTTTGCGTTACAATCCCAGCTGCCTTATCAGCTGTTCCTGCTAAATCTTCAAAAGATAAAGCACCACGCTTGATGGCATCAACCATACGAGGAGCTGCTTTACTTCCGAAGATTTCTGAGGCAAGAGAAAGAGCCTCTGTTTCACTGGTTGAAGTTTTGATTTGCTCAATGGTTCCAGCAAGTCCTTCTTGAAGCGTTAACCCATCACCCGCATACTTGACAGCTGCCTTTGAGAGAGAAGAAAGTGCTGCAGAAGAATCAACCCCTGCTTTTTCAAACTGTCCCATCAAGGTAACACCCTCATCAAAGGAAAGGCCAAGAGCTTTGATTTGTGGCGCTCCAGCTACTGCCTTATCCATCAACTCTTGGACACCAACACCTGTCGCCTGACTGGCATAAGTAACCGCGTCTAAGACACTTGATAAATCAGTCGCTTCAAGCCCATAGGCTTCAATCGCTTGTTTAGCTAAAATGGCAGAGCTTGTCACATCGCTCCCATTGATTTCAGAGAATTGTATCAACTGGGTAGAAGCAGATTTAAGAGCATCTCCTGTTAATCCAAATTGCGTATTCAACTCTCCTACGGCACTTCCTGCCGTATTAAAATCCGTTGGGAGTTCCGTGGCTAGGGTTTTGGCGATGTCTGTCATCTCTTCAAGGGCTGAACCAGTCGCTCCAGTTTTTGTGACAATGATATCCATACCCTCATCAACTTCAAGAAAAGCGTCAAGCGATTGTTGACCGAAGTCAATCAATTTCTGTGACAACTCTCCCAGTTGGTCGCCAAACTCCATGAGAAGGTCAGCCTTTAAGAGGCTGTTTGTCTCTTCCAAAGAAGCCTTGGAACTCGCAGAACTAGAGGCCAACTCCTCCATCTCATTTTGGAGATTGTTGTAAGCTGTCTTTGTTTCATTAAGGGTTTTCTCAAGCTTATTAGCCTCAATGGAATTCTCACCATATTCGCTCTTTGTCAGAGAGAGCTGTTGTTCCAGATTATGAATCTGTTTCTCAAGGATTTCTGAATGAGAAGCGACCTTTTGTTCGGCAAGTGCTAACTTATCAGCCTCACTTGCAGTCGAACCTAAAGCCGATTCTTGTAGCTTAAAGGAACTATTGAGTTTTTCGCTTTCTGACACCAACTGTGCCTGCTCATTTTGGAGACGATTGAGCTTGGACTGATTGGTTTCAGCCTGCGCTCCGTTTTCTGAGAGAGCTCTGTTAACACTTTCTAGCTTTGATTCATAGCCCTTTAAGACTGTTTGAGTACTCTCCACCTCACGTTGGAAGGCACGGTATTGGTCTGCACCGATGTTACCGTCCTTGAACTGAGCCTCGACTTGGACTTGAGCTTGACGAAGTGTGGCGAGTTTTTCTTTAGTTGTTTCAACTTGTTTGGCTAAGACTTCCTGCTTTTGGGTCAAAAGAGTGACATTGCCAGTATCAAACTTAAGAGCCTTGTCAATCTGACGCAGTTCCTTGGTGGCTTCAGAAGCCTGTTTGTTCACACCCTTTAAGGCATTTTGTAAGGGCTGGGTGTCGCCACCGATTTCAATGGTGATCCCTTTGATGCTTCCTGCCATTGTCACCCCTCCCTCCTACTAGAAATTATCAAAGTCTGCTTGAGTTGCTCTACGTTCCCCATTCTGGTCTTTAGTGCGTAGCTCCACATAATCGGTCTGATAATCCAGAGCCATGCCAATCGAGATGTGTTTCAAGTCGTCAATAGAAAGACCCGTCTCCTTACAACAAGAAAGGTAGCTTTCTACCGTGAAGACTTCCTCGCTCGCTGTTTGTGAGTCATCTGCTTTTTTCTCGTGGTCATCCCTTGGTTAAGCATAGACATTAAAACTGGTCCAACTTCTTGTAGAGGGAATTCTTCCATCGACATAAAGAAATCCTCGAAGGGTTTAATCCGAGGATTGGCTGACTTGGCAAAAACCCAAAACAGACGGTGGAAAAAAGTCATGTCAAAATCTGACAAAATAGATAAGTCAATCTGACTAGCCTTTAACTCCTCCCCTTCTTCCAATTGTTCAAGCTGAGCCATGATAGATTCAGCGCTCAACATATTAAAGAGATCTTGGAAATAGTCTTTTCCGAATTGTTCCTTATAAGCAATCGGTGTATAGGCGTTAGTAGCCAAAGGATAGGGTTTTCCCGCAATCGTGATATTTTGTCGCATGTTCTCCTCCTTTAAGCAACGGGTTCAAAGACAGACTTAAACCAGTTCTCACGAATCTCATCACTGGTTTCTTCAGTCGTTCTGCGTCGCACAATCTTATCAAGTGGACGTGGACTTGCCGTAAAGGTCAATTCCACCTCATTGATGTCAGACCCAGACTTGGTTTTAGACCCAACAGTTGGCCGTGACGCATAACAGTAATAAAGAACATGAAGGGTCTCTTTCTTGTCCCCTTCAAATCGAAACATCAGTGCAAAGTTTTTCTTCTCGCTATTTGCAATCTCTGAAATGGTGTTAGTTGTCGCATCCAATTTCTCACCTAGAACACGAGTCAGAAACTCCTGCGATAAGAGGGCAACTTTCAGTGTTCCCTCATAGCCGTCATTAGATTCTGAGGTGTAAAAGTTAATGTTATCTGCCTTGTAAGACCCCTTGTCCCCAGTAGGTTCAAGGGTTAGTTCTGCAGCACCACGAAGACGCTCAACATTGCCATAAGTTAAAGCACCGTCAGCTCCCTCACTGGTGACTTCTGCCCAGTGGACATCTTGTAGGCCAAAGGTGACCTTGTTTTTTTCTGTCATGGTTATCCTCCTAATATTGTGATGGAATAAATGGTTTGGTAGAGTTTCTCACTAGTGATGTAAGTCTCTACCTTGTCAAAATAAAGACGGTGGGCATCAAGAACTGATTCCACCGTTTTTTCTGTTGCTAAATCTTTCTTTGTCGTGTAAAGCTCAATCTGGACGTTGAGCCTTTTGTGATAAGTCCAGTTATCGGCCCCAAGATTATCTGAATCCGTGACCAGATAAACCATAAAGGGCGGACTGGGGCTGTGCCCTTCCTCAAAATGGTGATAGGCTACTGGGAGTTTGGTTTCCTTTAAGACTGAAAAGAGATCTTTAAATTGCATACCCTACCTCACAGTTTCTGTCGCAATTTGTCTTCAAAAGACGCAATCGCCTTTTTCTCAACCGGAGCGATGTGCTTACGTCCTTCGACACGACCTCCGTTTTGTTTGGCATGCCCATCTTCAAGCAGATGCGTCAGGCCTGGTGTTCGGTTGTGAATGGTTTTAGTCAGTGCTGTATTAGTATCAGTAGTTGTCTTACTCTTCCAACCTCTAGCATATTTTCCACGACGTTTAGGCGAGGTTACTTTTAGGGTTTTAACGGCTTCATCCGTTACTTCCTCAACTACCTCACGCATGGTATCCGTGGTTTCCTTAGCATAAGTAGTCAGCTCGTTTTCAACAACAGAAGCTAAATCATCAAGCCCAATCCTAGTCATGATCTTCCTCCTTAAGCGCAACGATATAAATCAACTGCCGTGGAACGGTATCACCATCAATGGACTCGATAGCGTAAAACTGGTCACGGAAGGAAATCCTTGTCGTTAAAGAATTAAGGGCAAGAACCTTCTTGTCATAACGCAGGGTAAACTGTATCTTGTGATGAATCAGTTTGATAGCACTCCCATCACTTTCTGTTAAAGCCAGAGGGCGACAAGAACACCAGCGAACAAAGAGGTCGTCCCAAATAGCTGACTCGTTGCCAATCTCATCTTGTTTGATTTGCTTTTCTTGAAAGACTAGCTGTTCTCTTAAAGGAGCTATCTTCATCAGAACACATCCTTCCTATCTGCTAGAAGCAAATGATAAAGTGTCTCTTTTAATTCCTTATGATTCGCTAATTCTCGGTGCTCATAAAGAAAAGCAACCCCATATAGGATTGCCGTCTTTAAGAGTTCTGAGGATTCCTCATGCCGTTGAATATCAAAGCAGAGAGATTTGCTGCTACGAATGAGAGCTAAAATAAGTTCATCTTCATCATCGTTATCAATCTTTAAATACAGTTTTGCTTCTTCTAGTGTTATCATTAGCCTTTACCTTTAACAGTCAATACCTTAACCGCTTCAGGAAGAACTAATTTTCCATCTACACGTTGACTCGCTAAGAAACCAATCTGTCCATTATTTGCGTAAAGCTCGTTGAGACGCTTGAAGGTACGACCTTGTCGATCCGCAATCCAGTAGTAAGAGAAATCCCCAAAGGCAATCGCTTTGTTTCCTGCTTCTGGAAGTGGCGCAAAGGTTGACGTATAGTAAGGACGGTTGAGAATCAAATCAGGTTGACCGGCTTGAGTTGACGGTTGCCAAATATAATTCCCATTATTATCCTTCAATTTACGGATTGCCTTTACTGTCGTATCATGCAAAATCCAAACCGCATTCTTACGATAAGGAGCTGGAAGAGAGTGATACAGCTCAATCATATCATCAAAGGTAATGTCTTTGGTTGCTGTCGTAGGTCCAGTAACTTCTGCTTGCGTAAAAATCCCTGTTGGTTTTTTAGAACCGTCACCAATCAAGAAGGACTTCTCCTCCTCCGTTCCAATGCGGCGGGCAAACTCCGCAGTCATATACGACTCAAGGTCAAAGACAGAGTCATTGAGCAATTCTTCAGAAATACGAATGGCAGTCCCAATCTTATGCGAATCAAGAGTCACTTGCCCAAAGGTTTCATCCGTTTCTGGATAAAGTCCGTTCTCATCCATCCAAGAGGCTGAACCATGACCAGTAACAACTGGAATCTTACGTTCTCCACTAGACGTTTTAATAACGGTCGCAAGCCCACGGAAAAAGTTTTCTTCCTGAAGCCCTTGTACCAATTTCTTCTCATACTCATCTGGAACAAGATGTCCACCTTCGGTATCTTCACCGACACGAAGAACATCTTTCACATCAAAAAAGTGACGTTTTCGAACATTGGTCCAAAAAGTTTGACTGTAGACATCTGAAGCGATACCTTTCTTGTCATCTTCATTTTCTTTGTCTACAATAACCGTTGGCTGAGTAGTCAAAGCCTGTGATGTGGGTTGTGACAACTCCAAGTCTAACTTTTCTTGGCGTTCTAGGCGTTCGATTTGTTTATTCAGATTAGTGACCTTTGTCTCCATGTCATCATAACGTTTCGCATCAGCTTCAGACACCATGCCATCAGCTGTTTCACAGGCATCTAAAAAAGCTTTAGCATCCTGCCAAGCCTTGTTACGTTTTTCTTTTAATTCAAGTAGTTTAGACATAAGTATTCTCCTTTTATTTCAATAAGTTCAGTCGTTTTTCCAATTGATTGAAGGGGATGGTTTTCTCTGGTTTTGATGGTTGAACGCTCGCTTGCAGTTTCACCACCAAATCATGGACAGCAGTTACTCTACTGAAGGTGTAACTATTTTGAGAGCCCTGCTTTGATGCCTCCTCTTTCTCAAAGAGAACCTTATCCGCAAAACCAAGCTCAACAGCTTTCTTGGCATTAAACCAAGACTCACTATCCATAAGATGTGACAGCTTCGTTCTAGATAGTCCAGTCCTTAGCTCATAAGCATTGATAATAGACTCCTTGATTTCGCCAAGCATCTCAATGACCTTAGCCATATCTTTAGCTTCACCTTGCGCAAACGTCCAAGGGTTGTGAATCATCATCATAGCAACTGGGCTCATGGAAACCGTTGTTCCTGCCATAGCAATAACGCTGGCTGCACTAGCAGCTAGGCCATCAATGACGACATGAACATCTCCCTGATAATCCATAAGCATGTTATAGATTTGAGCGGCCGCAAAAACATCACCCCCTGGACTATTGATCCAGAGGGTGATATCGCCTTTTCCTGATAACAAATCATTCTTAAAGAGCTGTGGGGTGACTTCATCCCCAAACCAAGTCTCGTCCGCAATCTGTCCTTCAATCCTAAGAGTACGGACACCACCTTCGTCTGTAAAATTCCAAAATTTACGCATTTTCTTCCTCCTCTATTGCATGTTCAGTTGGCTCAGTTTCCGTAGGTTGTTTCATAAAGCCACCAGCATCTTCTAGTTTGGTCATATTGCCGTTAATCAAGTAGAGGTTTCCACCTTCTTCATCTGACAACAAGTTCAAATCTTCTAATTCACGGATGTCATTAGTTGATAGCCAACCGTTTTGTCTTGCGATGGCATAGCCATTCATTCGACTTTGGTAATCCCCACGAAGTAGACCATCCACATTGAATTTGACAAAGTATTGTTTCTTCTCTTCGGGTAAAAAAAGAGACCTCTTGAAGGCTTGTTCTAAACGAACTACCCAAGGGTCTAAGGTATATTTGACAAATTCAAGTGACTGTTGTTCGATATTTGAAAAAGACGACTTCTCCAAATCACCAACCATGTGTGGTGGGATACGGTAAAGTCGTGCAATTTCGTTAATCTGAAACTTCCGTGTCTGTAAAAATTGGGCTTCTTCAGGGGGAATTCCAACTTGAGTATACTTCATTCCTTCTTCGAGTACAGCCACTTTATGCGCATTTGTGACCCCATTGTAAACGGCATTCCAAGAATCTCTCACTCGTTTAGGGTCTTTAAGGATACCTGGGTGCTCCAAAACACCACCTGGATTAGCGCCATTTTTAAAGAAAGATGCCCCATAGTTTTCGGTAGCTAGGGTCATCCCAATCGCATTTTTAGCCATCGCAATTGGTGAGTAACCAATCAAGCCATCAAACCCAAGACCAGGCACATGAAGAATATCTTCCTGCTTCAATAAGACAGTTCCCTTATCATTGAAATTAGGATTTTCTTCTGTCTGCCGCTGGTATTTGTAGTAAAGTCTCCCACTATCATCACGATGGACAGATATCTTATCAGGCAAGAGTGGATAGAGACTAATCACTCGTCCACCCTTATCTCTGATAATCTGCACATAAGCATTTCCCCATATTAACAAATGACTCATCATGGTTTCTCGAAAAATAAAGGATGACATTTCTGGATTTGGCTCATCATGAAGAAGAAAGTACAGTGGGTGGTCCAGCTTTTTCTCCTTCCCAGTTTCTGTCCGTTCATAGACGTGAATAGGAAGTGACGCTACTGCTTCAGCAAGGATACGCACACAAGCATAAACGGCCGTCGTCTGCATAGCCTTAAACTCATCTACGGTTTCACCACTGGTCGTCCGTCCAAAGAGGTATGAAAAATCTTGCCCCTCATAACTATTATGGGGCTTATCTCTTGAACGCTTTGATCCAATCCAATCTAAAATACCCATTTGACCTCCTTTTTGAGTAAACAAAAAGCACCTCAGTCGAAGTGCTTAGTGCTAGTTTACAAATAACATGGTACGAGTTTACCATCCGTTAGAATGTACCATCTTTTTTCTGTTTCTTTGTATACGTAAGTGTAGTCTGCTAAATAATCGCCTTCAAGGTCGCTCTCACTTCCTACAAAGCGAATGTTCTCTGTCCCTTGAACAAGGCTATCTGTTTCTACCTCATCAAGGTTTTCTTCCAACATGATGATATTGCCTTTTTTTAGAAGTTCTTTAACTTGTTTGAGGCTATTGAATGCTGATGTTAATAGGCTTCCTGTGTAACTTGGATACCCTTCATAAGCGACCTTAATAAATGTTGCGGTGTCTGATTTTGTTAAAAGTCCAATGCGTGCATTAGTTGCCATGTTTTGTTCTCCTCTTCTTTTGTTGTGACCATATTAACTCTAAAGAGGAAGTTTATCCAGTCATTTCTGCGATAAAGTTGAAAATTTATTAGTCAAACTCATTTCTAACTTCTTAAAAACTAGTAACTTTACTTTCATCAATTTTGTTATGCCCAAGCAAAATCAAATTATAATTGACTAGCTCTGACTTTAAAATAATATCCAACAAGCCATTCCGCTTTTTGATTCGCATTCGAAAAGTTATTCACCTCCTCGATTACGGAATCATCTAAGTTAGTCAAAAAACTTAAGTAGTCTTTGACAAGGTCCTCTAGTTCCACACTTAATTCAGCACAAGTTGCTCGTACGCTTGATAAAAGTTTGTCATCAACGTCGAATGATAAAATGCGGCTCACCACATTACCTCCTTATTAAGCAAAAGATTAATGGTTCCTGATGTATTCCAAAATATCATTATAGTCTAGTTCTGATGAAGCAACTCCAAGACCTAGTGTAACAATTTCCTCATCCGTCTGATTCAATACAATACCATTTAACTCTAGGAAAATAATCATCACATAAACACCTATTCGTTTATTCCCATCAAGGAAAGCATGATTATTTACGAGTGAGTAACACAGTCTAGCAGCCTTTTCTTCAATACTAGGATATTTTTCAACACCAAAGTATGTGGCAAAAGCTGAAGATAAAGAAGATTCAATTAAACCAGCATCCCTAACACCATCTAAACCACCAGTCGCTTGAATAAGCCTACTGTGTAAGGCAATGACCTGTTCGACAGTTAATATTTTCATTTTGCCAATTCCTTAAATGCGTCAAGGTGTCGTGATAATACTGAAGATGCAACCTCATCCAATGTCGCCTCTTCAACAACTGTTGGTGTTACTTGTTCCTCCTTAATTAGACTTTGGTAGTCCACTAAAACATATTTGGGTGTGTTATTTTTTAAAATCACTGCAGTACCGTTAGTATCGACCATACGAGCTACCTTAGAGAAGTTTTGGTTCGCTTCAGAAATAGAAACTAAGTTTTCAATATTAATTTGCATCGTTATTTTCTCCTTTTCTCTATTTTATCACTTTCTAGGATATATTCAACCTATTTAGGTTATTTTTATCCTAAAAACTCAAAATTCCTCGTTCATCATAGACACTACCTTCATCTCCTTGATGACGGATACAGCGGTCTAATCCCATAATAAGGGCGACAATACCATCAATCTTCTCAACAGACTTTTCCTTGTCTGGCTTGATATTACCAGCAGGATCTTGTCGCATCACCACATTTTGCCCCATCCATTTGAGGACTGGGTGCCCACCATGTTGGATTTTTCCCTCCATCATGAGCTTATAGAGTTCCTTGGACGGTGGGCTCATATCTTTATAGCCCTGTCCAAAAGGCACCATGGTCAAGCCCATGCCCTCAAGGTTCTGCACCATCTGTGTCGCATTCCATCGGTCATAGGCAATTTCCTTAATGTGGTAGGTTTCGGAGAGTTGTTCAATAAATGTCTCAATAAAACCATAGTGAACTACGTTTCCTTCCGTGGTTTTGATATAACCCTGCCTTTCCCAAACATCATACAGCACATGGTCGCGACGACAACGGAGTTCCAAGGTATCTTCTGGTAACCAAAAGAAAGGCAAGATGATGTAATTTTCTTCCTCATAACGAGGCGGAAAAACAAGGACAAAGGCGGTAATATCAGATGTACTGGATAAATCTAGCCCTGCATAACAGTCACGTCCTTTTAGGGATTGGTAATCAATTGGCGCATCACCCTTCGCATAAACATGTTCAGGTATCCATGCCACAGATGAACTCGTCCACATATTGAGACGGAGTTGCTTAAAGACATTCTCCTCCGCTGGGTTATCAAGAGCCTGTTGGTAGGCTTCACGAACACGGTCAAGACCAATGGTATGACCAAGTGATGGATTAGCTTTCAACCAGTTAGCTTCATCATTCCAATCATCCTCATCAGAAAGACCATAGACAACAGGATAAAAGGAGGTATCTTTCTTGCGACCTTTAAGAATGTCAAGTGCTTTGGTATGAAGTTCATAACAAATGGAGTTTTTATCTGTCCCAGCTGTTGTGATAATGAAAAAGAGAGGTTGTTCCCTTGCGTCACCAGAACCCTTAGTCAAAACATCATAAAGATGACGATTGGGCTGAGCATGAATTTCATCAAAGACTAGTCCAGACACATTGAGGCCGTGCTTTGTACCTGTCTCAGCAGATAGGACTTGGTAGAAACCAGCATTGGAATAGTTGACAATCCGTTTGGTTGCCCCCATAATCTTTGAGCGTTTCTCAAGCGGTCGACTCATTTGTACCATTTGCTTTGCGACGTCAAACACAATAGAAGCTTGGTTTCTATCACACGCAGCTCCATATACTTCCGCACTGGCTTCATTGTCTGCGTAAAGCAAGTAAAGGGCAATGGCTGCGGCGAGTTCAGACTTGCCATTCTTTTTAGGAATTTCAATATAAGCTGTCAAAAACTGGCGATTACCATCTTCTTTCACTATTCCAAAAAGATCTCTAACAATCTGTTCCTGCCACGGCAACAAATCAAACTTCTTGCCCGCCCACTTTCCTTTGGTATGAGCAAGATTATTGATAAAGGTCACTGCTCGATCAGCTTTTGCCTTATCATAATGTGACGTCGGAAGCATAAAGGGACTTGGTTCATAGTGATAGATCATAAAATACCTCCTAATAAATCCTCCATCTCATCACCTGTTCCAACCTCGCTATCCATTGTAGCTAATCGGTTTCTAGCTGATGGGGTAAGCCCAAACTGTTCACAGAACTTAAGCATGATTTTCAAATTAGTCTGGCTGATAGATACCTGTGGCACTTGTTGGAGATAGCCATTTGGGGTCTTGATGATGGATCCATGTTTGGAGAGAAATTCTTCGGCTTCCTTCCACCTTGCATAGGCTTGACAATAACCTGCAAAGGCCGTCATGTCCATTTCAGTTAATATCCCCATTTGTTCGAGAATTTTGCCCATTCGCTTCCATTCCTTCTTGGCATCGTCTTCAAGCCACTGTGGGCAACGTGGGGCTTTCTGTTTGGGTTTAACCTCATTGGTAGGCAGAGGCCGCTTCCCAGGATTTCCTTCCAGTATTTTCAAATTGGTGGGCTTTGGTTTACGCCCTCTAACTGCCACAGTCTCACCTCCTGTTAAGCGTATCTTCCTCATAGGTCAACGTTTGACCGTCACGGACTACTGTCACATTTGCATTGCCAGTTGCTTCCATGTAGCGTTTGACAATAACATCCACAAATTTTTCATCAAGCTCAATCCCATAACAGATACGTCCTGTTTGTTCTGCGGCCATAAGAGTTGAACCCGAACCAAGAAATGGATCCAATACCAACGTTCCTCGCATTGAAGAATTCTGAATAGGATAAGCCATAAGTTGAATGGGCTTCATAGTTGGATGGTCTTTACTAGACTTTGGACGGTCATATTCCCAGATAGTGGTTTGTTTCCTATCACTGAACCATTCGTGTTTGCCTTTTTGTTTCCAACCAAAGAGGCAGGGCTCGTGCTGCCATTGATAGGGACTTCGTCCGAGAACAAGTGAGTTCTTCTTCCAGATGCAACAGCCACTCAAATAGAATCCTGCATCCTTGAAGGCCTTACGGAAATTCAGACCTTCTGTATCGGCATGAAAGACATAGATAGAGGCATCTGCCTCCATATGACTTTCTACTTGACTGAACATATTATAGAGAAATTGGTAGAAGTCTCCATCAGACATATTGTCATTGAGGATTTTTCCAGCTGTCTCTTCAACATCCACATTGTAAGGCGGGTCCGTCACAACGAGGTTGGCTTTCTTATTCCCTAGCAACTGGTCATAGGTTTCTGCCTTGGTTGAATCACCACAAATCACTCGGTGCTTACCAAGTTGCCAAATGTCACCCTGTCTTGCGACCGTTGGTTTCTTCAGCTCTTCTTCCACATCAAAGTCGTCTTCAGACAAGTCTTTATCATGAATGTTAGAAAGAATATCATCAATCTCTGGCGGTTCAAACCCAGTCAAGTCAAGGTTGAAATCAGACTCTTGCAAATCTAAAAGCAAATCTGCCAAGAGTTGGTCATCCCATTGACCAGTGATTTTATTGAGGGCAATATTCAGTGCCTTTTCATCTTCCTTGGACAGAGAGACAATGACACACTTAGCCGTTTCGTACTTTAAGTCTTTTAGAACCGTCAAGCGTTGGTGACCACCAATGACCGTTAGGTCTTTATTGACAATGATAGGGTCAACATAGCCAAACTTCAGTAAACTCTGTTTAATTTTTTCATACTCTTTATCTCCCTTCTTCAGTTGCTTTCGAGGGTTATAAGAGGCTGGTTGCAATTCCGTTAGTAGAAGTTCCTTAATCTCCATAGTTGGTTGATTGCTCATTATGACCTCCTTTGTAAAATCGTGATTGGATGTAACAGCTATGGCTACAAAATTTTCTATTTGGATTGGCATATGAAAAAAAAGACCTGCCACAATTTTGGCAAGTCAGTTCATCATATGCAGTTTTATCTTTGTCATGTTCCTCTCTATGTGTATCCCAATAGACCTTACGACATTTATCTGAGCAGAACTTTTTTGGTCTGCCTACCAGTTTATGGTCTAGTTTGATACCACAGGTCAAACAGTAATCATAGCCTTGCGCTTCAATCATTTGTTGGACGACATGGCCATAGCCTTTTAGCTCTGGTCTACGACTACAAAATTTTCTGACAGCATCTCTTGTAAGGTCAACTGCCTGAGCAATTGTACCGTATCCCTGACCTTGACTTCTCATCGCCCAAATCTGTCTGCGTTGGTTTTCGTTCAAGAGTTCACCTCCACATCTAAAAACACTAAATTTTAGTCAATTTTGGACATTTCAACATCAATATCCCCAAAAAATCAAAACAAAAAAACGAAACTACCTCTCCTAAGGAATGTTAATCTGAATAGGTTTCAACTAGCCTTTAACCACATTTTAAGTCCCCCTTAACGAATTTTGCGAAATTACACGTTTGAGGGGGCGTCGGTCTTATGGGACAAGGGGTTAGAGATTTCATCCCCCCTACCAAAGCTACTTACAATTTTCTCATAAGCTTTATCTTTTAGGGTATTCAATTCTTCAATATGCCTCGAAAAATCATTATCAAATGTTACGGTACATTCCATTTCTCTGTCGTCAAATCTATAGGTAGGAACACTAAAACTTTTTAAATTTAAATATGCTTCATAGATGTTTATTCCATTCATTTCATAAATCTGTAGAGAGTCTCCTGTCAATTTTAGTTTTACTTCAACGGAGGAATTATTGTTTAACAACTCAATCAGACAACTACAGAAGAAGTATGACATGAGACCTCTCCTTTTAAAATTGTCTGGCACTTCAAATGCAAACACATATGCATTTGAGTCTCTTATAATACGGATATTAATACAGTCAATCCCACAAACATTTCCGTCTAGCTCTAGTGGAAATGTAGTTACATTTTGAAGAATACCCGATAAGTTCTTAACTTCGCAGCCCTGAGAATTTTTCAATACTATTTTAAACATATCAACTCCCACTAAAAATTTGATTTCATTATACCATACTCAATAAGTGTACTCAAAATATCTATCATCAGTTTTAGTCTTTCTATCGTGACAAGATTTACAGAGAGCTTGCCAGTTGGATTGGTTCCAAAAGAGGTCTTGGTCTCCTCGGTGTGGAGTGATATGGTCAACCACTGTTGCCTTGGTTAGTCGTCCCTTCCTTTGACAGTAAACACAGAGAGGATGGAGCTTTAAGTAACGAAGCCGTGCCTTATTCCAGCGAGAGTTGTAACCTTTGGCTTTGGTTGACTTAGCATCAAGGGTATGGTTAGCTTTGTGGTCATCGCAGTACTTGTTTCCATAGGTCACAAGGTTGGGACAACCATGCTGCTTGCAAGGGGTGCTTGGTCTGCGTGGCATCTTACTTCTCCCAAGGAAGGTAGGGCTTGGTGAAATGCCCAAGGCAAGTGGTCTTGGTGTAATCCACATCCAAGAGGTTCAGCTCCTTGATCATCCCTTGTGGGGTAAGATCATAGCGTTCACGAACCACTCCTACTAGTTGTTCAAGAGGATAATCACTTGTCCCAAAGGTGTTCACATAAACACCTACAGGCTCCGCAACCCCAATAGCATAAGCTAACTGGACTTCACAGCGTTTGGCATACCCTTCACGGACAAAATCCTTTGCAATCTTCCGTGCCATGTAGGCGGCTGAACGGTCGACCTTGCTTGGATCTTTCCCAGAGAAAGCTCCACCACCGTGGTGGGCAAAGCCACCGTAGGTATCTGCTACAATCTTACGACCAGTCACGCCAGCATCAGCGTAAGAGCCACCAAGAACAAAGCGACCAGTTGGGTTAACCAAAACCCTGAAGTCAAGGTTCTGACGGTAGCGTTGAGCAACCGACATCATAGCTTGGGTGACAATTCGTTTGACTGAGGCAAGGTCAATCTCCTCGTCGTGTTGGATAGACACTAGGAAAGTCTCGATACGCTTGTTTTCATAGTTGTATGCGACTTGAGCTTTGGCATCTTTGCCCAAGGCAGGGTGACCAAGGCTGGTTAACTTTTCAAGAACACGAGTCGCAAGCACATAAGGTAGTGGCAAGAACTCAGGTGTTTCATCGGTCGCATAACCAAACATAATGCCTTGGTCACCTGCACCACCCTTGTCTACACCTTGAGCAATGTCTGGGCTTTGAACTCCAAGAAGGTTCGTCACCATGACATCATCCATTCCATAAGGCTCAAGAACCTTTTTGACAATGCCTTCAAGGTTGAAGAAATGTTTGGTTGAAACTTCTCCTGCCACAACAACTTGGTTATCTTTGATTAAGGTTTCAACCGCCACACGGCTGTTCTTATCATGCTTGAGACATTCCGTCACAATGGCATCTGAGATTTGGTCACAGAGCTTGTCGGGGTGTCCACTTGAAACTTGTTCACTGGTAAAAATCATGTTTTCCTCCACGCAAAAAGCCCAACCCTTGAGGGCTAGGCTTTGGTTTATTTTACTGATTGTTGGCCTGCTTCGTAGGCTCTCTCGAGCGCTCTTTTAACTCCCCAAACCGAAACATCATAGAAATCTAGGTTATCACTTTTTCGTGTTTCCAAGGTTTCAACCAAAAGTTCTTCTTGAGCAATCGCTGTTAAAAGGGCGTTGAGTTTTTCTTGTTGGCGTTTTGTCATGTTGACGACCTCCTCTTGTTTTTGTAGCGTTATATTAACGTACAAGCGAAGGTATATCCAGTCATTACTGGGAGATTTTTATCTTTTTTGACACTTACAATTCTACCACAATTTTTTACAAAGGGAGGTCAATGTTAGGTCACATTTAGTGCATGGGGAGGTTACTGTTAGGTCAGGGGGAGTGCAAGGGAAGATTATTTTTCTAAAGAATAACCCATCTTCAGATAAACTCCCCTAACATGATCCAATACCTTACGACGCCAATTTCTAATCGTACTACGGCTAATGTGAAACTCCCTCATCAAACTATCCCAATTACACTCCGGCTTTAACATTTCTTGTGCAAACTCAGCTAGGTCATCCTTAAGAAATCGAATAGCCATCTCAAAATTATCAAGGTCATTTGCCAGTCGTATATATCGTTGAGTCAAATCTGCTAAGAGCTCTTCATTTTCCTGAATCATCTTATCACGAAAACTTAGGGCTATCACCTCTGAACGTAGATTTGTCGGAGTAGAGGTGACTTTAGGTTCATCCGACCGTTCAAAGACAAGTGACCCAATCACTTCATTCTCAGTCACAGGCTTAAAATTCTCCAAGCGATACTGCAACATTTCCAAGTCCCCCTTGAGTTCATTATAATGCGTTAGGATATATTCCGCTTTATCCATCCGTTCCTCCTACTTGTGCTTTGACAGCTTCAATCAGCCGTGATTGTTGGGCATCCTTGTTTTCCAGTGCTTTGAGGATTTCCTCGTCAATAGTGCCTTCCGTTACAATGTGTTGGATTACCACAGTCTCAGCTTGTTGCCCTTGTCGCCATAGTCGGGCGTTAGTTTGTTGGTAGAGTTCCAAAGACCAAGTGAGACCGAACCAAACCAAATGATGGCCACCCTTTTGTAAGTTAAGTCCATGCCCAGCACTGGCTGGATGAAGGAGACCAACTGTAATATTTCCCTTATTCCACTCACGGATGTCCTGCTCAGTTTTAAGTACCGTTCCCTTAACCTTGAGCTTTGCCAAACGTTCCTCAATACGCTGAAGGTCATGCTTGAACCAATAAGCAACAAGAACTGGCTCACCATTTGCTGCTTCGATAATATCTTCCAGAACATCGAGCTTCTGGTCATGTAGGCTCACCACTTGATAGTCATCTGAGTAGACGGCACCATTGGCCATCTGCACCAGCTTGTTTGACAGACTAGCCGCATTGGCAGCTGTTACCTCACCATCTTCAAGGTCAGATAACACGTAATCTTTCTTGAACTGCTTGTAATCAGATTTTTCTTTGTCAGTAAGATAAACCAGCTTCTTGGTCGATATCAATTCAGGCATATCCAGATAATCCATGGCTTTCATGGAAATAGTGATGTCGTCAATCTTGTCATAGATTTGGCACTCCGCATAGTCCATAGGGATATACTCATAGACGATATTGCCATTCCTGCGACCTTCCTCAAAGTATCTGCTACGATATTCTCCAATGAACCGACCTAAACATTCTCCTCCATCAATGACCTTAAACTCCGCAAACAAATCCATAAGCCCATTTGAACTAGGTGTTCCTGTCAATCCCACGACACGCTTCATGTAGGGGCGCATAGCCATGAAGGCCTTGAAACGTTTGGACTGCCATGACTTGAAAGACGAGAGCTCATCAATAACTACCATGTCCCACTTGAAGTAGGGACTACATTGTTCCACCAACCAAGGGAGAATTTCACGATTGACGATGTAGATATCCGCATCTTGCTCAAGGGCAGCTCTTCTCTGTTTTGGTGTTCCAACAATCTTAGCATAACGGAGGTGTCTCAACTCCTCCCACTGCTCTATTTCATCACTCCATACGGTATTTGCGACACGAAGAGGTGCGATAACCAGTACCTTTGAGACTTCGTAGCGATCAAACATCAGCTCGTTGATAGCTGATAAGGTCGTAGCAGTTTTTCCCATCCCCATGTCTAGGATGACCGCCGCATAGGGGGTTCTTATGATGAAGTCCTTGGCGACTTCTTGATACTCATGTAAACTCAATTTCATCTAGCACTTCTCCAATCTTCTCAATACTGTCCAGCACATGAACTTTGAAGCCTAATCGCTCAAATAGTCTGTGCCTTGTCACTTGTAGTAAACGTGGCTTTCCACCAGGAGCTTTCACCTCCACCATGCTAAACTTACCCTTGGGTAAAAACACCAACCTATCTGGTACACCGCCAAAAGAAGGTGACACCCACTTAGGACAAATTCCACCACGCTTTTTCACTTCACTTACTAACTTCTGTTCAACAACTTTTTCTCGCATAACAAATCCTTTCGTCAAATTGACGTGTGGAGGTATAGTACAGTCATTTCTAAAACTCCCCTTATAGGCTTTTTTATAGTAAGTTTTACTTATAGGATAGTTTTAGAAATGACCATAATAGACCTACACAAAATCAAATCATGTTAGTCGTGCTAGTCCTTTTGACTAATCTGTTCTAGTGAGTAGAACTCATAAATTCTTGTCATCAGGTCAATGACTAGCACATCTAAAATCCCTCTCCATCTCCCTTGTGGAAGTAGGACATGGAAAATGATGGTCACTAGTCTAGGAAATCATAGTCATCATCAACCAATTTCAAACCTAGAATAAGGTTTCCTTTATTGGTACGTTTGCGTCTAAATCCTGTCTGATCCAGGGCAGAGTAAAAATCTGTCGTGCTGCGCGTGTACTCCATATTTTTGGTACAGTAGGCACGGTACTGACTGTAGAGTTCTCCAGATTTTTCTGTAAACTGATCACCAACTTCGCAACAGTCACTAAGGAAGTGCCCTAACCAATCATTGGCTTCTCTGTAGGCTTTGACGGAATTTGAAACAGCAGATGGCACACTTGTCTTGAAGTTTGCCTTGATGGCTTTTTCTGCCCCTTCAATAATCCAAGACATAATGGCTGGTGCTGCATGGTCGTACAAATAATCAGCAAAGTTCTTGATATCAGAGCGACCAGTGATTTTGGCGTTAAAAGGAATAACCACCAAACGTCGCCAAGTCCCATCATCGTTCGCTCCCACTTTAGGCAGATGGTTGGTATAAAGAACCAGCGTATGTGATGGCACAAAGTGGAAGGGATCCTTGTACTTTTTCTCTGCTTGGATTTCATCTGTAGAGGTAATCTGCTTAACAACGGCTGTATTAAGTCGCATTCCTTCAGCCATCTCAGAAGCAATCACGAGACGCTTTCCTTTAAGCTCCGCAAGTTCAGGACTGACGTTTCGCTTGTTAGACATGGTTAAGGCATCCGCCGATAATTTCCCAGAATAGCTTCCTAGTACACGAGCAATGGTATTCCAAAAGGTAGACTTACCGTTTGCACCGCCACCATAGGCAATAATCATGTGTTCCTGATAAACCTTACCAATCGCTGCCATCCCAATGATTTCTTGAACATAGTCAATCAACTCTTGGTCGTTACAGAAAAAGGTAGCCAAGGTTTCCTGCCACAAGTCCTGGCCTTTGTCACTAGGAGAGACAGCTGTCATTTTAGTAATGTAGTCTTCAGGATTATGTTCTTGCTGTCCTTTTGTTCCTTGTCGCAAATCATAGGTAGCCTCAGGAGTGTTGAGCAACATGTCATCACTATCCAACTCTGATAATTCAACCGTAAGCATAGGCTTTGCGGTATTATAGACAGCCATTAAATTCTTATAGTCACGGTGTTTCATGACAAATTTATGGAACTCTTTTGCCGCAAGATAGGCTTTAAGATATTTCAACTGTAGAGAGGTCTCAACCGCATTTTCTAGACGTTTACCTCCTGCCTTGATGGTCATTTCATCAATACCTGAAGATTGAAGCTGTTTCTCTGTTGTTTCTAAAAAGATATTTGCTTCCGCAAGTTGGTCATCGGTAAAGTGTACAACTGCCCCTAGTGCCAGCTGCTTATTCTCACGCCAGTGTGTTCCATCGTAGAAAAGATAGTCTGTCGCATTGGTGTAGGCTAGTTTATCGGCATATTCTCTAGCAAGAACCCCAGCTTCACCTACATCTGAATAGTCATCAGGTTTTAGTGATTCCCTTTGAAACTCTTCTGGTGACTTATAATCTTTGGAGTTTTTGATGGTTTTGTTATAGAAGCGAACTGCACTGCCCCAAATAGTGTCAAGCTCTGCTTTCTCAAGAGGAGGAACACATTTGAGAGCCTGTTCATCAAAACCGTCTCGTGCTTCTTTCGTTACACCTAAACGCTTGAGAATTTTCGCCGCAAAAACTGACATGGTTGAGTTGCGACTACCTTCAGTGATTGGGCCTGTTGGTGGCTGATAGAAGTCTGCATCAAAGTCCTCTTCATCATCTTGAGCAACCATGTCATCCAGTAAATCCTCATCAATGGTCAACCAAGAATCATGCCATAGGACTTTTGCGTTAGGATTTCCAAAGAAGAAGCGAGCCGCATCTTTGGCATTAGTGTCAAAGATGCCATAGCGATTTACAAGTTCTTCTTTCAGTAAGGCATAGGTGTCCTTATCTGTGACTTCATTGATTTGGAAGTAGATATGGAATTTGGGTCTGGCAGCCTTATCCCCTTTTTGAACCAAATAGTTACGACTGGTCACTAAAACAAAGTTGTAATCCGCAAAGATATCTTTAAGTAGCTCTTCCGTTACCCATTCATCAGAGTTGTCCGTATGGTCATTATCAATATCCATGACCAATACATCTGATTTGATGAAGTTGGCATTGGAGCGGGTATTGTTTGTAAACAAGCCTGCCACATGATCATACTGAGCAATTGCCTGTAAGGTTGCTTTATCAGTAATCGTTACTTGATGAGGATAAACTGTTGTCGTTTGAACACCAGTCTGTCCTGAATGAGATAAGGTAAATTGCATAAATCATAGCCTCCATTTTGGAAAAATAATCTGTGAAGGTTTCCCTTCCTACCTACTAGGGGAAGAATGAAAGCATTTAGTCCAAAAAGTTTCAAAAAAATTTTTTCTTCTATATATAACTATTGAGCGACATCCCATCGCTCAATTTTTTATATTTTTTTTTTGAATCTGTTTAGACTAAAACGCAAAAAAGTCCCCCTAGTAGGTGTAAGGTCGAGATAACCCAAACAAACCTTAAGGAGGACTTTCTATGGAAAACACCATGAATCGTCAAGAACAAGAAGACTTGACAGACACACTCATTGCCATCAGCGTTATTGCTAGACTCTTAGCACGTAAATTACAAAAGGAGGAAACAAAATGAGTCAACATAAACAACTGCTTGAACTGATTACCGAGATGGAAGGCACGGCTAAATACTACCTTCGCTTGGTAGACGAGTTCAAGAAACTCCTCTCTACCGAGGAAGAAACTACAACAGTTTCAGAAGAAGCAAAACCTGAACCACCTAAAGAACTCAAATTAGAAGACGTTCGTGCCGTGCTTGCGACTAAAGCCAAAGATGGCTACAAGAACGAAGTTCGTGCTCTTCTCAATAAATATGGGGCAGAGTCCCTATCAGCCTTAGCCACCAAGCACTACGCAGCCGTTCTTGAAGAAGCTGGAGGAATTGGCCATGACTAACCATGCCATCCTATCTGCTTCCGCATCCCACCGTTGGCTCAACTGTCCGCCTTCTGTTCGATTGACGGAAGACATGCCAGATGTGACCTCAGAGTTTGCCCTTGAGGGAACTGACGCTCACGAGCTTTGTGCTTACCTTCTTGAGAAGGCACTAGGCAGAAAGGCGCGTGACCCAACTGAGGACTTGTCCTTCTACAATGAAGAGATGCAATCCTGTGCCGAGGAGTACCGAAACTACGTCATGGAGCAGGTTGAGAAAGCCAAAGGCTACTCTCGTGATCCAACAGTTCTAGTTGAGCAACGACTTGACTTCTCCAAATGGGTGCCTGAAGGCTTTGGAACTGGCGACTGTTTGATTGTGGCAGATGGACTACTGCAAGTCATCGACTACAAGCATGGACTAGGCGTTCTAGTTGATGCAGACCACAACCCACAAATGATGTGCTATGCTCTTGGGGCCCTTGAGATGTTCGACGGTCTCTATGATTTTGATAAAGTCACTATGACCATCTTCCAACCACGTAAAAACAACATCTCTACATTTGAAATGGATAAAGCTGAACTCCTTGAGTGGGCGGAAAACGAACTCTCCCCCAAAGCTGAACTTGCCTTCAAAGGGGAAGGGGAGATAACCTCTGGTAAACACTGTCAGTTCTGCAAACTCAAGAATGTTTGTCGCAAACGTGCAGAGGATAACTTGGCGCTCGCCAAGATGGAATTTGCGGACCCTGCTACTCTAGACTATGAGGATATTGCAGAGATTTTGCCTAAACTAGATTTACTTGTTTCGTGGGCAAATGATGTCAAAGCCTATGCTTTGAAAGAAGCAACTGAAGGACACAATATTCCAGGCTACAAACTGGTAGAAGGACGTTCAGTTCGTAAGTTTTCAGACGAAGCGGCCGTCAGTCAAGCTGTGATGGAAGCTGGCTTTGACCCTTACGAAAAGAAACTCCTCACTATCACAGCCATGACCAAGCTCCTTGGCAAGAAAAACTTTAATGACCTACTTGGTGGTCTGATTGTAAAACCAAGCGGTAAACCTACACTCGTTCCTCTTGATGATAGTCATCAAGAGATGAACCTAGCTAAAAATGAATTCAAAGAGGTATAAAAGAATGTCAACTAAAGTACAAACAACAAAAGTGATCACTGGTAAAAACACACGCTTCAGCTACTTGAATGCCAATGAACCAAAGTCCATTAACGGAAGCACACCGAAGTACAGCGTCTCCCTCATCATTCCAAAAGATGATATTGAGACTGTCGACAAAATCAAAGCAGCCATTGAGCTTGCCTACAAGGAAGGTGAGGCAAAACTCAAAGGCAATGGGAAAACAGTACCAGCACTTTCTATCCTTAAAACACCACTCCGTGATGGGGACTTAGAACGCCCTGATGATGACGCTTATCGCAATGCCTACTTCGTAAATGCCAACTCGCCACATAAGCCTGGGGTCGTTGACGGAAATCGTCAAGAGATTATCGACACCTCAGAACTCTACTCCGGTATCTACGGTCGTGCATCTATCTCCTTCTATGCCTTTAACTCTAACGGTAACAAGGGTATTGCTTGTGGGCTTAACAACCTGCAAAAACTTCGTGATGGAGAACCGCTCGGTGGACGTACTCGTGCAGAAGATGACTTTGCGACTGATGACGATGATGATTTCTTGAACTAATATAGGAGGATATTACTTATGGACATTTACACAATTTTACTTTGCACAATTCTTGGTATTTACGTCTTTCTTGGACTCTATCTCAACTACATGACCATCCGTGACGATATTCGTCGTGAGAAAGAGCGAAAAGCTAAAAAGAAACGTCAAGACAACAACTCAACTCCGCTACATCGTAGCCGTTAATACTTCTGGTGGCAGCACTCCTGCCACCTTTTTATGAAAGGACAAACTATGCCAATTAAAGAACTATCGATTGACTTAGAGACCTACTGCGAAGTGGATTTGAGAAAGTCTGGTGTCTACCGCTACGCTGAAGATGATTCCTTTGAAATTCTTCTTCTAGCTGTCTCAGTTGATAACGAACCAGTAACCGTTTATGACTTAACAAAGGAAGAACTTCCTGATGAAATTCTACAAGCATTGGTAGATGACACCATCATCAAGTGGGCATTTAATGCCAGCTTTGAACGCATCTGTCTGTCTAACTGGCTCAAGAAACATCACCCAGAATTACTATCCGAAGGTTTCCTATCTCCTAACTCATGGCGATGCAGTATGGTTTGGTCAGCATATCTTGGTCTGCCACTCTCACTTGAAGGAGTCGGAACTGTCCTCAAGCTCAAGAACCAAAAGTTAAAGGAAGGCGGAGATTTAATTCGTTACTTCTGCCTTCCTTGTAAACCAACCAAGGTTAACGGTGGACGAACACGAAACTTCCCCAATCACGCGCCCGACAAGTGGTCTGCTTTCATTGATTACAATAAGCGTGACGTTGAGGTAGAGTTAGCCATCAAAGAGAAACTCCGTAACTACCCTGTTCCAGTCTTTGTTTGGGAGGAATACCATCAAGACCAAATCATCAACGACCGTGGGATTGGGATTGATGTGGATTTCGTTAAAGGTGCGATTACCATTGACGAGGAAAGTAAAGCTAAAATCCAAGAGGAGTTGAGAGAACTAACTGAACTTGATAATTCCAACTCCGTTCTTCAGATGATTGGTTGGTTAAGAGAACACGGAGTGACCACCGATTCACTGGACAAAAAAGCTGTGAAAGAACTCCTCAAAACGGTTGATGAGAAAACTGCAAAAGTTCTCAAACTTCGACAGCAAGCCGCCAAATCCAGTGTTTCTAAATATCAAGCCATGATGAACTGCGTTTGTAAGGATGGACGTGCTAGAGGAATGTTCCAATTCTACGGAGCTAACCGAACTGGTCGCTGGGCTGGTAGATTGGTGCAACTACAGAACCTCCCACAGAACCATCTTCCTGATCTTGAAGAAGCAAGAGAACTCTTCAAAACTGGGGACTTAGAGGCTACTGAACTTTTCTACGATACGCAAGATACCCTGTCACAACTTATCCGCACTGCTTTTATTCCAAGTAAGGGTAAGAAGTTCATTGTGTGTGACTTCTCTGCCATCGAGGCGCGTGTTCTGTCTCATCTTGCAGGAGAGACATGGCGGAGCAAGGTCTTTGAACAAGGTAAGGATATCTACTGTATGTCTGCGTCACAAATGTTCGGTGTGCCAGTTGAGAAACATGGTCAAAATGCGGACCTACGTCAAAAAGGGAAGATTGCGGAGTTGGCCTGTGGCTATGGCGGAGCAGTTGGCGCACTTAAAGCTATGGGTGCAATCGATATGGGACTTGGGGAAAAGGAACTTCAACCACTTGTAGATTCGTGGCGACAAGCTAATCCCAATATTGTTCTCTTTTGGTGGGACGTGGATAGGGCTGTGAAAACTGCAGTCAAAGAGCAAGTCCAAACCGAGACGCACGGTATTCAGTTCGAAGTCAGAAAAGGGATGTTATTTATCACTCTCCCATCTGGACGCAAACTCGTCTATGTCAAACCCAAGATGGGTAAGAATCAATTTGGTGGGGAGTCTGTCACCTACGAAGGTACAGGAACTGCCAAACACTGGGAAAGACTCGAGAGTTACGGACCAAAGTTTGTCGAGAACATTGTTCAAGCCATCAGTCGTGATATTCTTGCCTACTCCATGAAACAATTACAAGAGTTCAAGATTGTAGGTCATGTCCATGATGAAGTCATCATTGAGTGTGATCAAGACCAAAGCCTTGAAGAGATATCAAGTCTAATGGGTATAGCACCTAACTGGATGTCTGATATCAACCTTCGTGCCGATGGTTATGAATGTTCCTTTTACCAAAAAGACTAGATAAAAAACGGTTCACTACACAATCAGGCAGTGAACCGTCTTTCTTATTCATTTTCTTTGTAAGCTTTTTCTAACTCAATAAGGTCCAGACAAAATTCTTTTGTTCTCTCATTAATCTGAGGCCTTTTTATTCCTTCAACCTTAACAGAACGAATGATTGTACATCTTGATTTGATTGCCTCTCTTCTAGGACGTAAGAAGTTTAATTCATTCATCAACAGATCAAAATATTTCGGATCCGTTATTCTTACACCCTCCATATTCAATAGCTTTCTATGTTTTGGAGGTACAGGCAGCATATTATTTAACATCAATGTCGCTATCTGTTCGTTATTATCATCGTAAATCGGCATAACTACAAATGAAGACCGCTTCTTTTTAGAACTCAAAGGAACAAAATAATCAACATTATCAATAGACAACATCACACCAATATATGGTCTAGATTTTCCTTTTCGACCAATAAATTCTTTATTATGCGGAACCCTTCCATCAATTTGACGGAGTCTATTCAGATAATTAGTATCAATTTGATAAAATTTCATTTCATGCATAGTTGATATTACACTCACTTAAAAAAAATAGGGTTGCCCGTCGACAACCCTTTTAAAATTTCCAGTAAGGCACGGAATCTCCAAAATTAAAACTTCCAGTAAGGCGCGGAATCTCCGGATGAGTATTTTCTTTTTAGAGTCGGTATTACTCTCCGACTACTTCTACTTAAATTATACCAAAAACATCGCTAGTGTCAAATATAAACACTATTTCGGATTTAATTCCTTCAATAAGGCCGCCACCAGTGCACGAGCTTTTGGCAAGCGATAAAATCCTGTAGAACGTTTGACCCCAATCTTAATAAACACATCCTCAATGCTCTCATCAAACTCTTTGGCGAGTAAGCCCAAAGTGATATCATACAAATCCTTATCGGCCTGTTTTACTTTCTCAAGTAAATCTTGTAGCATTTCTGCAAACATAAATTCTTCCAATTCTTCAGTAGAACTGTAAAGAGTAGATTCATCCATATCAATCCAGGCTTCATATGAGATAATCTCTTCAATATTCTTTGACTTACGTGTACGGAACTCATTCAAAAAGTTTTCAACGGCATCTTTATAGATACGTTCCGTTTTAGCATATTCTTCAGGAAAGACTGGGATAAAAGCAACCAGTACATAAACATTCAGCTGTTTAGCTGGCCTCCAAGACCGAAGGGTCTCTCTTTTGAGACGCATATCCTCAATAACTTGTTGGTTCTCAACCAACATAGGAGCTAGCACCTGCCCCTCTAAAAGTCCGACTTCTAGGGAGCATTCTTGTTTTTGACATTCGTTATAAATATTGTCCTTGTTTGTCATGTTTTCCACTTTCTGTCTTAAGCAGAGAAACGTGACAAGACAAAGAACTATTAAAAAGATTTTCTGACCACATCAGCAATTCCTCTGCTAATTCATGGTCAACTGACTTTACAAGTTGAACTGCACACCTAATTTGTACCCTTAAAGTCACGGTAAATCAGTTTCACTCATTTACAAAGTATCATCATTAGGCAACAACGGTCTCAAATTACCTATTAGCGCTATTCGATAATCGAGATTTTTTACATTCGCAAAATTTTTTATGCGTTCGCAAATATATTTTTGAACATCGCAATCCTGTCATGATATAATAAAGGTAATCATTAACGATTACTTTGTTCGACTCTATTGTATTAAATGAGATTTTGAATTAAGGGACAGTTTAGTACAGTACGGTACAACTTGGTACAAAAATGAAAAGGAGAACATCACTTGGATTTTCCCACTTATTTTAGAATTCTGAAAAAATATCTTGGAGATGGCGCGACTATACCAGAGTTTTTTCGAGAACTCATTGAAATGATTACTGAAGATGATGCAGAAGAAATCATCAGTGCTTCTGAAATTACATCAGAAAAAACAGATAGTACACTAGTTTCCTATGCCAAAAGAGGCTTCACCAAGAAGATGGCAAATCAACTGATCTGTAAAATCAACTCAATTAATATGAAGGACTCTATTGAAAGTAGACCAGATGAAACTATTCAGTTGCTAGCCAATGAATTTAATTCTTATTATCCTGATATTACTGCTAAAAATGCCTCACTAAGAATTCCAGAAATTTTCGTTGATTTCATTAGAGAGAAAGCTGGGATGGGAACAGCAACCACAGCGCAGAAAGCTTCATTCATAACCCAATCTAATCAACTCAAAAAACAATACGGACAATTTTTATTGACAGAAGCCAATAACTGTTGTGCCTTTCCAGGTTGTGACAGACCACTCATTCTAACAAGGGGCAACTTAGCCACAGAAAGCTATGAGGTTTCTGTAATAGAAAAAGATAAGGTACCTGAGCCGCTAAACTTAATAGCCCTATGTCCAGATTGTTTTTTAACCTATCAAACAGATAATCGTAAAAAAACGGTAGCATCGCTTAAAAATATCAAAAAAATTCTAGTTTCAGCAAAGAACAGCCAGCAATCGATTTCTGATATGAAGTTAGACAGTGGAATTGTTTCAGTTTTGACTAGTCTCAATAAACTAAAATTTGATGAATATGATATTTCCTATGACCCGAAGCTACTGACTGATAAGATATCACCTGAGAACAATCGTACTCTTTATCAATTGGTTAAGAACCAAGTTATTGATAACTACTTATCCATTCAAAAAATCATCGTAAATTTGGACAAACAAGGAAAAATTGATTACGAGGAAATCCAATATCAAATGCGATCAATGTACAAAAAGTTAAAAGCAGCTAAGCATAATAATCTGGCTATTTTCAATACTATTTCGGAAAAACTCCATAAGGCTACGCTACAAGACATCTACTTCTGCCAAACGATTGTTTCTTACTTTATCCAAAAATGCGAGGTTCTTGAATAATGCAATTACCAAATAAACTTTATTCCTACCAAAAAAGCACCCTAGCTTATTTACCTAGAGTGCTAAATGAAATCAAAAGTGGAAACTCAAACGTCAAAGATATCTTTCATGCTATCTCAGAAGAGTTGGACGATCCTACAGATTTCCTATCTATAATGGATTGCTTGTATGCATTGAACGCTATTGAAATGTCTAATGAAGGAGAGGTAAAATTATGCTTATAGAAATGTGGTCGCCCGTCTTTAAGAAGAATGGGAGAACTCGAGAACCAATTCAATTCCATCCTGGATTAAATGTGATTATGGGGATGGATTTAGCTGATAACTCTATCGGAAAATCCTCCTCACTATTAGCCATTGATTTCATCTTTGGAGGCAATAGTTATCAAAAATCTATCGCTGTTAAGAAATTAGGTGACCATCCTATCTACTTCTGCTTTCAATTTGAGAAAAAGTTTTATTTCTCAAGAGATACAGCAAATCCAGACATCATTACATATTGTAACGATGATTATTCTCCTACTGGTGAAACAATGCCCCTGGAAATCTTTCTGGACAAACTTAAGAAAAGGTATCATTTAGATTCTCCAGATCTGTCATTCCGACTAGCTATGAGTGGATTCTTTAGGATTGCAGGAAAAAGTAATCAAAATACTGATTTCCCTCTACAAGTTTATTCGAGCCAAAAATCTTCAGAATCTATTACCACTCTTATCCAGCTTTTTAATCTGTATGATAACATTGCACGATACAAAGAAAGGCTTAAGGATAAGAGTGACCAGTTAACAACGTTTCGCAATGCTAGAAAATATGCCTTCATCTCCAACTTGGTTGGCGGTAAAAAGCAATTTGAAGCAAATGTCTCAGAAATAAAAAGATTGGAATATGATTTATCCCATCTCCAAGATACTCATCAAGATATAATTGAGTCTGATGATATTGAGAAAAACCAACAAAAACTCCAGCTTAGAAATACTAAGCTGGACCTAGAAAACAGTCTTCGTGACAAGCAAAGACGCCTTAAACTATTGGATATTAGCATCGAATTTGGTTTATATCCAACTGAATCTGACTTAACAGAGCTTCAACGGTATTTCCCTGATACTAACCTCAAAAAATTATATGAAGTTGAAGCCTATCATAAAAAATTAGCAACTATTTTAGATTCCGAATTCTCAATCGAACGTGAATCCCTAATAGCTGAAATCGACGAATTAGAGAGTCAATTAACAATTCTAAACCAAGAACTTCAAGAACTAGGAAACATCCCAAATCTTTCAAGTGAGTACTTAGAAAACTACTCTAAACTAACAGCTACAATCAATGCACTGAAAGAACAAAATGAAGCCTACTTAAAGGAGTCTAGTCTATCCAAAGAAAAGTCAGAAGCAGACTCTGACTTGAAGCGTAGCACCGAAGATATTCTAATAGAGTTAGAAGGAAAAATCAATAGCAAGATGCGTGAATTCAATAACATTCTGTATCCAGATATTCGCAAAGCTCCTCAAATTAACCTCAAAGCTCACAACAGCTACTCCTTCTATACCCCAGATGATGATGGTACAGGAACTAAGTTCAAAGGGATGATTTTATTTGACCTAACCATGCTCTATCTCACTAATCTGCCAGCACTGGCACACGACTCATTACTCTTGAGTAATATTAGCTACCAAGCGACTGAGGCACTTTTGAAGCTGTATGATCGATCAAAGTCATTGAACAAACAAGTCTTTTTAGCCTTTGATAAAGCTAGCTCATATTCTCCAGAAGCGAATAAACTCTTGTCAGAAAATATTGTATTGAGACTCTCTAGTGACGGAAATGAACTCTACGGTATTTCATGGAACAAAGGAGAAAACTCAGATGAAGTTTAGCTACAATAAATTATGGAAACTTCTTATTGATAAAGGTTGGACCAAAACAAAGCTCCGGCAAGAAGCAGGAATCAGCTCCTCCTCTCTCGCAAAATTAGGAAAAGGGGAAAATATCACTACTGATATTTTATTGAAAATTTGTATTGCACTTGATTGTAAGATTGAAGATATAGTAGAAATTCAGATTTTGGAACAAAACTCTAGTAACTAAAATCATAACCACCCGTCAAACGGGTGAGTTGAACACGGGCTATAAGCCCACATCACCAGCCAGCGCCTAAAGACGCTGGCTTTCACGTTGTTCAAGCCTCACTGCTCTTGACTCGTCACAAACCTCTCAAAGAGGTGCTAGTATTACTTGCCACTATCCCTAAAGGGATCTTCATATTCTTTCACACTCAGTTTATCAAGTGCAATATCATGCTTTTCCTGCTCTTGAATATATTTCTTTATTGTGGCTTCATTAAGTCCGACTGTACTCACGTAATAACCCTCTGCCCAAAAATGGCGATTCCCAAACTTATATTTGAGATTGGCGTGTTTGTCAAACATCATGAGAGCACTTTTGCCTTTCAAATAGCCCATGAAACTAAATACGCTAATTCGCGGAGGAATACTGACCAACATATGAACATGGTCTGGCATGAGATGTCCTTCAATGATTTCTACACCTTTGTAGCGACATAAACGGTGGAATATCTCGCCTAGACTGCTCCGATATTGATTATAGATGATTTTTCGTCTATACTTAGGGGTAAACACAATGTGATATTTACACATCCACTTTGTGTGTGATAAACTATGTGCCTTTTGTGCCATACTTTTCTCCTTTCGCTTTACAGTGGGCTTGAACACCTCTATCTGTAGCGCGTTGGGAGTTTTTTGGGTATAACCTTCGTTGCGCACCCGCATAGCGGGTGGTTTATTTGTCTCGCACCTTACGGAGCGAGACGAACTTAAAGTCATAACCACCCGTAAAAACGGGTGGCTTGTACACCGGCTATAAGCCGTTTCTCTCCAGCGACGTCTAAAGACGTTCGCTGAACTTCGTTCAGGTTAGTGCTATGATTACTTGACTAATGCCCGTAAAAACGGGCTTTTATCTTGTTTTAAAACTGCCATCTGAAAATGGATCTTCATATTCTTTAACACTCAACTTATCAAGTGCAATGTCATTTTTCTCCTGCTCGCGAATATATTTCGCTACCGTCTTTTCGTTCAGTCCAACGGTACTAACATAGTAGCCTCTAGCCCAAAACTTTCGATTTCCATACTTATATTTTAGATTAGCGTGTTTATCAAATATCATGAGAGCACTTTTACTTTTCAAATACCCCATGAAATCGGAAATCGAAAGTTTTGGAGGTATCAAGACGAGCATATGAATATGATCTGGCATCATATGTCCCTCAATGATTTCCACGCCCTTGTATTGACATAGGTGACGGAAAATATCAATTAAGTCCTGTCTAATTTTGTAGTAAATGGATTTTCTGCGGTACTTTGGTGTGAAAACTATGTGATATTTGCACATCCATTTGGTATGTGATAAACTGTAACTGGTTTTAGCCAT